TTACGATATTTATTGTGGGCTACGCAACAAGCGTGAATTCTTTGCAATGCAAAATACTGGTGTATTTGATTACTGTATTTGGGTTGATAGAAGTATGCATCTAGAAGCAGAGTCAACAGATTCAATGAGCCTAGAACAATGGATGTCAGACTTTACTATTGACAACAATAGCTCATTAGAAGATTTAAAGTTTAACTTAGATCAGTTAATGACTTATTTAGAAGTCGGGAATTAAATTTCCCTGCTTCCACTTAACTCCTTCTTTTTGCATAATACGTTGGCAGTTAGCACATATAGTTTTTAAATTAGAAAATCTAGAATTAGTTAGATCTCCATCTGCATGGAATACATTGAACTGTTCTTGATGACTGCTTCTGTAACTACATTTCTCGCATGTATCTTTTTTAACATACCCTGCCTGCTTCCACTTAGGTGTTCCGCTACCTAAGCCGTTACGTAAACACGACTCACATAATGAACGATAGTAAGTTTTATTGCCCTTTTTGTAATTTATAGCTGCTGGACGCTGGCCGCACTTGCATAATGGTCTCATATTGTATTTACCTTACCTTTTCGGCCCCTTTTATACCGCTATAACTAGCACATTTTTATTGTAGACTGCTAAATACTAACAAGAACAATCCAAACAGGAGATACACAAATGGCATTGACATCACCAGGCGTACAAGTCAGCGTAATAGATGAGAGTTTTTATACTCCAGCTGAACCGGGTACAGTACCAATGGTTTTTGTTGCCTCTGCAAGTAATAAAACTAATGCAGCAGGAACAGGAACAGCTCAAGGTACAATAAAAGCAAACGCAGGTAAACCTTACTTGCTTACTTCACAACGAGACTTAGCGGACACTTTTGGTGATCCATTATTTCAAATTGATAATAGTAATAATCCAATACATGCAGGTGAACTTAATGAGTACGGCTTACAAGCAGCTTATAGTTTACTAGGTGTTAGTAACAGAGCATGGGTTGTACGTGCAGACATTGACTTAGGTGAATTAACACCTACTGCCACTGCTCCAAGTGCAAATCCGCTAGCTGGCACATACTGGTTAGATACTTCAAGTTCAAAATTTGGTATCCAGCAATGGAACGGGTCAGCAGTAACAGTATCCGGTGGCCAAACTTTTGCTACAAAGACTCCAATTGTAATTGAAACTACAGACGGCGTAGTTGACTACGAAGGCGCAAATTATGCACCAAAGTCAAGTACAGGCGCTATTGGCGATTATGCAATTGTTGCAGTTACTACACTTAACCGTACTTGGTATAAGAATTCTGCAGGCAACTGGGTTGAAGTCGGAAGCAACGACTGGACAGCAAGTTGGCCAACAGTTAAAAGTACTATAGCTAATCCTACACTAAGTGGACCAGCAGCAGACATTACAGTTAACGGTACATCAGTAGCAGTTGGCGGCAACACAGTAACTAATGTTGCATCGTCTATTACTACTTTCTTAACAGCAGTAGGTATTACGGCAGCTAATGTAGACGGTTTCTTAGAAATTTATAGTAACGGCGAAAGTTCTGGCGCAGAAGATAGTGCAACAGGCGGCCCTATTGTTATAGGTGGCGACACTGCTAAATTAAGTGCATTAGGTATTACAGCTGGTACGTATCATCCGCCAGCAGTACAAGTATCGGCGCATACTAGTGTACCAGAATTTAAATCAACTGATACTATAACACGCCCGACTGGAAGTATTTGGGTTAAAACAACTAAGCCAAACGGCGGTGCTAACCTAAGTGTTAATCAGTGGAATTCAGAAACACTTCTTTGGGACGAAAAGACTACTGGAATGTATGACAATAATGCAGCAGCATTATATGTACTAGATTCAACAGGTGGCGGTATGAACCTAGCAATTGGCGAAATGTTTGCTAAAACAAACGTTGCTGCTGATGCACAACCATTAGGCACATTTACAATTTATCGTAGACAGAACAGTGGCGCAACAACTATTCGTAGTGCAGCAGTAACAGCAGCAGCACCAGGCGATTCAAGTGGCGTAACAAAGACATTTACTATATCAGCTAGTGAAACTGGCAAAGTTGCAATGACTACTCCGGTAACTGTTACAGTACCTGGAACAACAGGTAGTGCAAGTGCAGATGCTATATTAATTGCAAACGCAATTACTTCAGCAGGTGTTACTAGCGTAAGTGCAACAGTTGACGCACAAAACAAAATTGTAATTACACATGCACTAGGTGGTGAAATTAAGTTTGTTGATACAGATAGTTTGTTAAACGGCATTGGATTTACTCCATTCGTTGCATCAAACTCAGCAACAACACCAAACTTAGCATATGCAGACGGTACTACAGAAGCTTCAAGTCCAAAGACGTATACGGCATCTAACTGGCGTGTATTAACATACACTGCAAGTGCAAATGCACCTACTTCATTAGCTGCACAAAGTCAACTATGGTACAACTCAATTGTTGACGAAGTTGACGTGATGTATCACAATGGTACAACTTGGGTTGGTTATAATGATGCAACTGCTTTTTCAGATGCAGACGCAAATGGCCCAATAGTTGCAGCAAGTATGCCAACAGTACAATCAGCAGGCGGCGCACTAGTAACAGGCGACATTTGGGTATCAACAGCAGACTTAGAAAACTATCCAACAATATATCGCTTTAATGATAACGTTGCTGGAACTACTGCTCAGAAATGGGGAGCACCAATTGACACAGGCGATCAAACTACTGAAGAAGGTATATTGTTTGCTGATGCACGTTGGAGTACAACAGGCGGAACTACTAGTGTAATGACTGATGCTACTATTGCAGAATTACGTGTTAGTAACTTCTTAGATGCAGATGCACCAGATCCAGCACTATATCCAAAAGGTATGTTGCTATGGAACTTACGCAGAAGTGGATTTAACGTTAAGCGTTTTGAACGTAACTATGTTAACACAGCTGAAGATAATCTACGTATGGGAGAAGCTAACGCAGTACCAATGGCAGGCTATTATCCACATCGTTGGGTTACTGATTCGGGTAACCAAGCAGACGGTACAGGCAGCTTTGGTCGTAAGGCACAACGTAAAGTTGTTGTTCAAGCACTACAAGCAGTTGTTAATAATAACGACGAAATCCGTGATGACGAATCACGTTTGTTTAACTTAATGGCAACACCTGGTTACCCAGAACTAATTGGCGAAATGATTAGCTTGAACTTTGATAGAGGCTTAACAGCATTTATCCTAGGCGACTCACCAATGCGTTTAGCACCAGATGCAACTTCACTTAACGAATGGGGAACAAACGTTAACGCAGCAGTAGAAGATAACGATGACGGACTTGTAAGCCGTGATGAATACTTAGGTGTATTTTATCCAGCAGGCTTTAGCAGCGACAACTTTGGCAACAATGTTGTAGTACCAGCTTCACACATGATGTTGCGTACAGTTGCACTAAGTGACCAAGTTAGCTATCCATGGTTTGCACCAGCAGGCACAAGACGTGGCGGTATTACTAACGCATCTTCAACTGGTTATATTAATAACGAAGGCGAATTTGTAAGTGTATCACTAAACGAAGGCCAACGTGACACATTGTACAGTAACAGTATAAACCCAATTACGTTTATTAGTGGTGCTGGACTTGTTAACTTTGGACAAAAGACTCGTGCAAGAGGTGCAAGTGCATTAGATCGTATTAACGTAGCACGTTTAACTATCTACTTACGTAGTCAGCTAAACACACTTGCTAAGCCTTACATCTTTGAGCCAAACGACACAATTACACGAAACGAGATTAAGCAAGCAGCAGAAAGTTTGTTACTTGAATTAGTCGGTCAACGCGGTCTTTATGATTACCTAGTTGTATGTGACGAAACAAACAATACTCCAAGCAGAATTGATAGAAATGAACTATACTTAGATATAGCTATTGAACCTGTTAAAGCAGTTGAGTTTATTTACATTCCACTACGTTTGAAAAATACTGGCGAGATCGCTGGTCTTTAAACGATAAATACATATAGAAACAGGAGCAGACTAAATGGCTATTTCAACATTAAGTAAAATTACAGTTCCCCTAGCTAGCGGTGATTCCGCTAGCAACCAGGGACTGTTAATGCCAAAGCTACAGTATCGCTTTCGAGTGTCACTGGAAAACTTTGGTGTATCAACACCGACTACAGAACTTACAAAGCAAGTTATTGACGTAACTCGTCCAAATGTAAGTTTTGAACAAATGACTATTGACGTATACAACTCAAGAG